TATACTTATGATAAGGAAGAATCCAGTTAGCATAGGCATGCAACCAGAAATTGTTTTTATAATGATAGTAATCAAATCCTACTATAGGAGCAATCTCACCAAATCTATCTAGAGTTGACCATGCTTCTCTATTGTATCTATTCATTAAATCTCTAAAGATTGTTTCTCTAAATTCTAAATCTGTATCTGCAACTCTGTTCCCATCTGGATCTACCCAATACCAATCATTTATTTCATTACCATTTTCATCTTCTTCAGTATAGAATATATCATCATATCCATATATAAAACCTAAAGTGTACCAAGGATTAGCTGCAAAACCATCTTCATCAGTTTCATTTAACCAGATCTCAATTGGATTATATCCATAAGCACGGTCATGAGTTCTGAAGATTGCACCTCCAGATAAAGAGAACTTTTTACCTATAGGTAATCTCAACCTTGCTTCTGCTGATTGATACTTTAAATTAATTTTACCTACTTCTCTTGACTCAGCTTTAACTATATGATATTTACCAGTATGCTTTACAAAGTATCTATTATTATCAAAGTACTCACCCCTCCATCTTTCTTTTTCATAATGGAGTTGATACTCTAAACCTTGAAATGCTGATGTTGGTGCAGTAAAAGCAAGTTGTGTTTCAGTACCATCATAAAAGTTTCTTGGTTTTCTTTCATAGTTAAACCTAGCTAGTTTACGTATACCAAAACCTATTCTATAATCAAATGGGTAATCAGGAGTATTATCTTCCACAACAGGGATATCATATATACTACCATTAGGATTAGTTCTAACAAAATAAGTTGGCTCAGCTGCTTCTATGGAATTGCTTATATCACCTGCTCCATAAATAGTACCAAACTTTAAAAAATCTTTGTAAAGAGAATCAAAGAAACCTTGAGCGCTAGATGTGTAAGAAACTAAGAAAAAAACCAACAGGATTAAATACCTTCTCATATTTAAAATTTAAATTATAGTCTGTATCTGTTGGTTTATACTATAATATAACTATTCTTATTTAAACAAGAAAGAATTAAACCTGCAAATTTGTCTTATTTGATATAGAAATTATTCAATTTCAGATATGCATCCCATTTTTGTATAGAATAAATAATAGGTAACACATCTTTCCAGTTTTTATAAACTTTAAGTTCTCCTTTTCTTGGTTTTTGTTGGTAAACAAAACTTGAATTTGATCTGAACTCATCATCAGAATAATACAAATATGCCATAGGAGTTCTTATTGTGAGAGAAAGTGCTTCACCTAATTCACCTAAAGTTCTTGTTGCAGCAATTGGTGATTTAAACATTTGATATTGTTGTTCAAATCCTCCTGGTACTGGTAAGAACATTATAAGTTCTTTAAAAGATCTATCAGCTTGATATCTTGCAACATTTTTAAATCTCTTCATTGTATCACTATCATCATCTTCACCTGCAAGTAAAGATCCTAATATTTCACTTAAAACAAGAGTAGATAATATAATTCCTATTTCACCCATTGTTCTATAAAACCCAAAAAGTTTATTAGTTGCTCTTTGATCTATATTACCACCTTTGCCTGTGTAACCGTATGACTCTAAAAAACCTTTATTATACTTAGAAAACTCCATGTTTCCTTTTACTATTTGTTCTTTTGTATATGCTAAAAACTTCCAAGCAGATATATAACGGCCTTCCATCCAACCAAGGTTTTGGTCAAAGTATTCTCTTTGATATCTTGCTCTTATAGCTGGAGCCACCCACTTATGAAACTGAAATGCTAACTTACCAATAGTAGTACTTTGCATTACAACTCTATCTTCTTTTGCATAGTTACCATGAATTTGTTTGTTGACCTCACGTATTTGATTTCTAAGTTCATATCTAAATTCATCAGAGTATTCACGCAAGTTATTACCATTCTTATCTACAATCATAGTAAAGCCATCTTTCAATACATTTTTATGTGTATTTGCATCATAATCAAATGCATCATATAAAGACATAACCTCATTAGTTTCTGTATTCTTTATAAATGTATCCATTAGTAAAGCCATACCAACTTTTGTTTGTACATTATATTCTGCTGCATCTTGTAATACATATCCCCATTCAGTAGCTTTTTCAAACCAACTTTTACCTTCTGATGTAGATGAGGATTGTTCACGTATATCAGACATACTATCCATCATTCTAAATAAATCTACAAATGCTTCATACTTACTATTAGGTTTCTGTGGATCATAAGTAGACTTTTGTAAACCAGGTACTAATCCCAAAGTCAAAACATCACCAAGGTCTCCTACAACATATGATGTTCTTTGAACTATATCTGGTATAGCACGTTTATTAAATTCATAAGTAGCTCTTTGATATGCTTTTCTGCTATAAAATCTACCACCTAGCATTTCAATATTGTTATTAATTCTACCTATAACATAGTTATTGAAGTTACCAAATGGGTTAAAAGCAACATAAGATAAAGAAGACAACTGAATAAGACCATCTGCTATTTTATCAGCAGCACCTTTTGTCATCATATCATCTTGATAGTATATCATAGACATCCATTTCTTAGCTCTTTTTAATACATTAGAATCTTTACCTTTTATAATACCTCTTTTCTTAAATGCATTGTCTATAAATGTTCCTGTTTCAATACTTGTATCAGCTGGTTGATATTCTCTTCTCTCAATAACATTTAAAAATGCATTAAGAGTATCTTCAATTGTGCCCATCACTTCATAGTTTTCAGCCATTGCAGCAAACTTTAATAAGCTACTTCCTAAATCTCTGCTTATTTGACCCGTACTAGGTTGTGATCTTAGTCTTTCCATCTTACCATTTAATATGGCTATTTCCTTTTCATATGCATCTGGACCAATTAAACCCTTTCTTTTTTTATCTTGTAGTGCTGTTATCTGCTTATCTACAACTTCTATTTCTCCATCTATTCTTGGTCTTCCCGTATAGTATATAGGCAATGAACTAATTAAGTTTCCATTTTCATCTGTTACAACACCTCTCTGAGATGATGTTTTCTTGAACATGTTCCATGCACTACTACCAATTGTTTTTGCATATAACTTAGATACTATAGTAGGTTTATTTTTTAAATCATCTATTAAATTATTTTTAACTAGTGGTGTTTTACCAACCATCTTAGTTAATTCACCTACAGGTAATTTCTTTAATAGGTAGTTTTCATAAACATCTATATACATTTCATAAAACTCTTTTTGTGCTTGTTCTAATGCATTTGTAGGGTTCATGATAGATCTGTATTTAGCACTTGCCATGTCCTGACCACTTCTTGTAGTAAGTCGGACCTCTCTAAATTCAGGCTTAACTGCTCTGAAAATCTGATCTTTAACTATAACTCCTGTGGCATCACCTAGGGCATTCCTTTCTGCAAAAGTAACAGGTTTCATATCATAATACTTAGCTTCATATAAAGCATAGTCTTTATCACTATTACCAGCTTTTCTATTCCATCTGCCTCTACGGCTTTTATCAGAACCAGGTGACCAATATTCAAACTTATTTCTAGCCTGTTTAAATTCATCAGTATATCTATGGTATTCACCATCTACAAGTTCATTAGCACTATTTTTCATTTCACCCGCCATAAAATCAGAGTATGCTCTTTTTTTATTTGCTAAATCTATATTATAGTCTATATCTTCTTGTGATGCATTATCTAAATTTGATATGTCTCTGTAATAATATGGCTGGCCATCATTATCTGTTAATACAGCACCCAAAGATTCTTCAAGATCATAGTACTGTTGACCTATTGGTTTTACATATCTACCATCTGACTCATGCATAAAGTCATAAATCTTTTCTTTATCGTTTGTTGGTGAAAGTTTTAATAGTTTTTCTGCAGCTACTGTAACTCTTGCTTTAGTTTCAGCAACTCTGTCCAATAGTTCTTGTTTTTTGGCCTTGTATATTTTTGCCATAACTCCTAAAAGAACATCCGGTGAAGTATCTAAATCTCTAGTTTGTAGCTCTGTACCGTTTATATCTCTTGCCATTTCCATAACCATATCAAGATCTTCTTTAGTAAATGCACTACCATCTACTCCAAATTCATTACTAGATCTTGTTCGGATAGTTTCTTTTACATAATCAGAAATTGCTTGATTAATTATACCTTCTCCTTTTTTGTCACCACCAGTTAGCTTATTAAGTTCTAACTGTAAAGATAAAACTAAAGAACGTTGAGTTGCATTTAATTCATTAGACTGCTCAATAGAGTATAATCCAACAAATGTTTTTGCAAACCTATCAAAATTTAAGACATATGTTATGTACTCTGTCTTACCAAAGTTTGAAGGATCTTGTACATATGCAGAAAACTTTCTAATTTCCTTTAATGCATCACGTAATAAAGAAGAATATGCTTTTGATTGTGCTATAGGTCCTTCACTTATTGCAATACCAATATATGCTAGATGACTTGCAATTTGCTCACGTTGCTCTTTTTTTGTTCTATCACTGTAAATACTTTTTTTAACTTGATCTAGTGCTTTTCTTCTATCAACTAAACCTAATCTATAGTTTTCAAGTGCTGCTAAAATAGTATTGTACTCTGGATACTGTTGTGCATCAACGGTATCTGCTTCTTGCTCAGAGTCTACAGCTAATTGTTCTGCATCTAGTATTTGATCTTCAGCATTTTTAACTGCACTTTCAAGTTTATCCTTTTCAATGTTATCTAAGTTTTCAGGTATTAGTTTATTTACATAAATTAAATTTTCTGAAGGCGGATGATCTATTCTACCGTCAGGTTTAATATTACCATTAAATTTTTGATCTTTACCTTTTCCTGTTATATCAGCAACAAAATGAATAGTGGTGGAAGCCCCTTCTCCTTGAAAGACTTTATAGCCCATATTCTCAACCATCCTTCTATATAAATTTACTTGAAGGTTGTGTTGTTCTCTAGTAGATAGTTTTTCTACACCTGCTTTTTCATACAATAAAGGAGATAACTCTTTCTTTCTATTTTCAATTTGTTCTTTAGAATATTTTTTACCGTTTTCTTTTTTAACGTTATTGTCTTGTAAATCTTTTATGACATCTTGATCTGATGGTACAATATCCCAACTCTTATCATACTTTTTAAATTCACTTCTACCAGTAATTTTATCAGTTACATATCTAGATTTAATTGAGTTCTTACTAGTTTTTAAATCAACAATTCTAATAAAACCATTTCTATCAATAATAAGTAAGTCTGCTGTTCCTGCTAAACTAGTGTTCTCATCAAATAAAACAACCTGTGATAATGCTATAGAACCTTCAGGCATAATCATATCTAATGTAGTTTCTAACTGTGCATATACTTGCTCAGCCATTTCTGGTGTCAAAATACTGAGTTTTGATTGTACTTCTGCAGGAGATTCACCAGCAATAACTGAATCAAGAATTGCATCTACATCATTACCAACATCCAAATTAAGTTGAACATCTTCTTGATTTTTCAATCTCCCTTTAATAGCAGTAGTCACGGAAGTGTAAACTTCTCCTGTAGTAATATTATAATATGTATGATCCTTTTCATTTAAAATAACAATGCTAGGATTACTAGTATCATTTAGATTTGCTGATAATGAATCAAACTCTTCTTTGCTTGACTCTACAACATTAAACAGTTTATTTAATACTTGCTTCTGAATTTCATTTGCAGAATTACGCTGTATGTCAAGCGCTTTCTTTTTTTCAGGAGATAAACTATATCTAATCTTGCCATTAACTCGTGACTCAAGTTTAAATTGTATACCTTCTGTGTTTAAAAGTTTTGCAATATCAGTTAATGTTGCTGTATCATTAATGGATGATACGTCTAATGGTCTTCCTGTTAAATACTCATTAAAATTTTTAATGATATTTGCAAACCATTGAATGACCTCTTTTATTTTATTTAAAAATCCTCGGCTTGGTCCACCTTCTTTTTCATATTGATTATTAAAATGTCTTGATAAAGCTTGAGTAACAATCTCTAAATCTCTATCAAGTTGACTAAACCTTCTATCTAAATTATATGAATCAGCAATTTCTTGTACCATCTCTGGGAAATTACTATTTGCTTCTTTAAGTAATGAGTTAAACAAATCTTCATTATCTGCTTTTATAGCATCAACAAATGGATGTAACATTTCTTCAATAGCAATTTCATCTGTTACTCTTCCTTTAATTAAATAAGCAACTCCATCAACATAAAAAGAATTAACTTTATCAAAAGGGGTGTTTGACTTTTTCCATTCAGGCATTGACTTATACATCTCTTTTGCTTCTGCAACAGAAAGCATCTCTATATTTACTTGAGGAAACATTCTTCTAAGATGTTTTACAATACTTCTTGCTCTTGGTGTATCCCAAGATCTAGAAGACTCAAGCATATCATTTGTTGTAAACAAATCATCATTAACAGTTAATCTATATGTTTTAGCTGTTCTTTCTAATGTAATTCTATTTGAAGGAATATTATTAACATCAAGATATCTATTAAGCCTCTTAATGTTTTTACTTAAAAATAACTCATCAAATAAACCTGTATTAGGATTAGAATTATTAATATAAAATTTGTTTTTGTAGCTGTGACCTATTCTTTCTCTTCTTAAATTATTTAATAAAGATTCACCAAATTGTCTTTTTTTTAAGTTCATTGCAAGTCTTTGGTTCCTTAACATATCTTGTGCTTGTATAACACTAGGAAATGTATCTACATTATTAAGATCTTGCCAGTTATTAATTACATTGTTTGTAATAATTTCTGTTTTAAAAACTTCTTTAAGAGCTTTATACTCTGCTGTATTTTTATTAGGACAACGTGCCATATCTTATAAGTTACAATTTTTTATTTGATCTATAAACTCTGCTATGCTAGCGTAAGTTCCTCTATTATATTCTTCAATCAAGTCTTCCAAAGATACAATATTATTTGCTCTTAAATTTTCTAAAGCTTTTTTATCTGGTGATATTACTGTATCCCAAAACTCAGTTATTTCAGGATATTGTTCATCCAACTCTTGTTCAAAATTGAGACTTAATTGTGCTTCTCCTTCGTCAACATCAGGTAAAGAAGTATCAACATCTTCAATAACATTTGCTTCTAACTCATCTTGGTCTTTAGCTACCTCATTTAAACCAAGCTGTTCAAGTAGTAAGTTTGTGTTTGCTATATCAGTTTCTTGTGCTTCTGGATCTAACTTAACCATGATAGAATTTTCATCAGCAGTAATATTAATATTTTCTGATTGTAATATCTCAGCTTGTACAGCTTTTGCACCATCCATAGCATCAAAGCTTATGCTTGCATCAGGATCTTGATTTACATCATTACCTTTATTTCTAACATAATTTCTTACTTCTCTATGGGTGGGTCTATCACCAAAAATAAAACCTATACCAGTTTGACTATTAGAACCATATGTTTCAATAACATTATATACTAGTTTTTTATCTTTTGTTGCTTCTCTATCAAGCATTAAAGTTATGGTTGCACCTTCTATAGTTTGAACTCTTATAAACATTTTTGGAACCTGCATGGTTACATTATTCATCTTTAATATACCCTCTTGTCTATTAAAAATTATTTTTTCTTTTTTATTACCAAACCCTCTAGTAATAGGACTTTGATTATAAGTTTTAAGAAGTCTACCACTTATATTAGACCTTAGATAATTATCTCTAAACTCTTCAGCTAAGTTATCTTGACTCATCCCAAAAACAGATTCAAAAGTAGATGCACCTTTGAGCGCTGACTCAACAGAATTAATAGTAGATAAATAATCATTTAAAACAAAAGGACTAATAGATGACAACAATGAACCATATCTAAGTTGGAATCCATCTTTCACCATCATATAGTTAATTAGTGTTTTAGCAGCACCCCTTGTTGTTAATGATCCAAATAATTTAGAAAAATCATTTTGAAGATCTATTTTTTGTTGTTTACTTAAATTTCTAAAAGTATTTGCATTTGCTAAATTAAGACCTGTTGAATTTCCTACATCACTAGATTTTTCAGGTATTACATAATCATCTAAAAATAAATTTTCTTGACCCAATGAAGATTGTATTTCTTTAAGATCAGCTATAACATCAGTAATATTATATTCAGAAGGATATATTAAATCATTGCTAAAACTTTTTTGATCAAGTGTTCCATTATCTAGCATATTTTTTTGGTATGCTTTTATTGTCAAATATGAAAGTAAATCTAATGATACGTCTTCTTCTACTTCAGATGTAAACTGTCTGCTTTCTGTATTCATAGTTTCTAATGCACGATCTAATATACTAGTAAAAGATGCATTTGATCTTAGAACTACAGCAGGAAGCAGTTGTTCTACAAGTTGATTAAACATTCTGTTATATTGACTGTACCAAGTATTGCTTTTATAAATTGCATTTAGATCCATTGGAGCATCTTTATCTGTAAGCTCAGCAATCTTTTTATATTTTTCTTTTACTTCTGCCATGTTTCTACCAATACCTTTTGTTAAGCTAGTAGCTGCACCCATTTTTCCAGTAAAGTCTTTTAATTTTATTGCCTCAAAAAATACTGATAATACACTAAGATTATCTTGTTTAGAAATATTTTGTGGTTGATTTATATTATCTAATAATAACTCATCAGTAACTTCTAATAACTCATTGACGTCTGTAGTAGACTCTATAAAATCTTGCACCAACTTTTTAATTCCTGGATCAGTTTTCTCTGATTTATTTAGAGCTTCATTATATAATTTTTGTATAGTAGGGTGATTGACTAAAAGAGTTGATGTTTTTAGATTTATACCTAAAGCTGTTAAATTAGCAACAATACCCAATGAGTGTCTATTAAGTCCTAGTTTAGATAACAACCTATCTTTTGCATTATCTGTTGCCATAGTAATCAAAGCAGATATTGTATCTTGTTTTCTATTACCATTGTCATCTAATGTTTCTTTATAGTCAAAGTAATCTTTACCATTTATTCGTATGGGATTTTTTAAGGTAATACCATACTCAGTTAATAAACTTAAATATAAGTTAGGTAATACTACAGCACCAATTGATGCTCCCTTATTTGCTTTGAAAGCTTTTATTTTTCCTAATATATTATCAACTTCTACACTGTCTTCTTCCATTCTATCCTTGAATACTTTAGACTGTCCCGATAGTTCTGATAAAACATCTTTGATTATATTTACTGTAGCTGGGGTATATGATATAGGATTATCACCAGATGTTACATTATCATTACCTAATAAAGCATATCTATAATCTAGTATGTCATTATTATAAGGCGCTTCATATGGTTCTCCTTGAAATTTCTTATAGTAATTATTATATTCTTCTAAAGTTTTAGGCAAACCTAACATTTCTAATGCTATTAATCCTTCTTGTGAAATTAAACCCTGATCAGTTAAAACATCTGTCTCAACACTATTATCTATTTCACTTGCATTTTGATTTCTAATATAAGTTTGATATGCTTCATAATATGTATTACCAGGCTTTTGTACTTCTCTAGTAATATATCTAAGATAGTCTTTATGCTTTTCAGCCATGCCAACGGCTCTTCCATATTCTTTAAACTCACCTGACTCAACGTAAAAATCTTTTATTTGTGCAAATACTTTATCAATATCAAAATCAGCACCTGATATCTCTACCAACTCTCTTGCAAACATAGCTGATGATCCATAATAAACAGGTAAAAAATCAACCCACTTTACATTCATTGCTGAATGATTATCCTGTGAAGGTATTCTAATAGCAAACATTTTAGATATTACATCAGGCATTTTTGCATTAGGTTTATTTTCTATCATATCCATCACAGATTTATGATGACTTGGCATCATCATCTCTGTAAATCTTTGTCCTGTATATGAATCTGGATCAGTAATATCTTTATATTCTTTAAGACCGTGTCTAAGTCTATCTAAAACTACAATACCTTCAGACAAACCTTCAGATTCTGGAGTTAAGGTATTTAAGTCTTGTATATCATTACTATTTCCTTTCCAACTTTTTTCTCTTATAATCTCAGATCTTACCGGTATAGTTTTTCCATCTACTATCTCAACTTCGTATACTCTTCTATATACTTGATTACCAAAATCAGATACTAAAGTCAATGCTAAACCTGGTATTCTTTCAGAGAAAACACCTTTACTAAAATAACTTAGAAATAATTGTTCAAACTTTTTAGAAGTTATAGGATTATTTAAGTTATACTCTTGAACACCATTGTCCATAGAAAAGAACTCTAATAGTTGACTACTAGACTGAGATGCTTGTAATCCGTTTATTGCAAAATTTAAATATGCAGACAATTTTGGAGTAATAGAACCAGCATCTTTGGACATCTCAAATTCATCCATTGCGGTTTCATAAGAGAAGGTTAAGTTCTTTTTGTTTTGGAATTTAATTGTAACTCTCTTACTTATTGCTTTATTATATTCTGTAATTATATCTCCAACGTTCATCATTAATCCAGGAACATGTGTCTTTGGATCTTGTTCAGATGTTATAATTTGTTTGATTTGTGTTGGATCAACTTGTTCCAATTTATTTGAAACATTTAATTGCTGCAGACCCATAAATGAAGCATCTAAATTTGTATAGCCATTAGTAAATGGATTAGAATTATCTAAATCTGTTAGCTCATTTACTTTTTGCTTTTTCATTTTAATTGCACTCAATGGTGCAGCAATCCCTAGTGTCTGATTACCTTTCTCATTTTCTATTGCTTCTAACTTTTCTCTTAAGTTATGTAACTGTACTCTATTAGGTCTTGGTTCCCACTTTTTAGTTTCTGGGTTCTGAATAGAAGTAAAGTTTTTAGTTAAAGTAAATGCAGACATTTTTAAGAATGTACTACCATCACCATATATAAGCTTTTTTGAATTTAATAATGCTTGCATTTTAGCGTATGCCTGGGTGTTTTCTTTGTCACCAAAAACAGAATAAGATGTTATTTCTTGACCCTCATCTATTAAATCAAGTAATTCAGCTTGTGCATCAGTGAGCTTTCCAAAACCAAACCACATATATCTAAATGCTTTTGTGGTAATATACATTTGTGCATCCGCCAAGTCAATACCGTCAGGACTAACAGGCTCTTCTAAAGCTACCAAACTTATATCTTTAACAGGATGATGTACACCTTGTTCAGGAGCGGAAATAGCAGATGCTGCACTAAAGTAAGCAGCATTTTGCATTTTAGCTCTTTTAATTTTATCTACTGGGCTAGATAGTGAAATAGCTTGATCTCCAAGTAATATTTCATTTATAGCCATTGTATTTATCCAATCATTAAAAAATACTTGTTTTAAATTATGATTAGGATTATTAGTAACTAAATTTAATTGTTCCTGAGATTTAGTAAGTTCTCTTCTACTTACACCTGCTGCAACTGTTGGTCCTTCTGCTATTTGCTTAGATATTTTATCAGATATATTAAGTTCATTTATTTCTTTTCTAAATTCACTAAACTCTTTTTCTAAATTATCAACAACAGATTTTCTTAAAGCTGTCATTCCTACAACCTCACTAGCTTGTTGTGTTGGTTGAGAACCACCTAACTCTTGTCTTACTTCCATTAATATTTTAGGAAACAATTCACGGTACTTAGTCTTATCTTGTGTATGAGTTAATGTAGCATTACCTGTAGCTAATAGTTTCTCAAGAGCTTTAGGGTTTTGTTCAAAAGATTCTTTAATTAAACCTTTCATAATTCCTTCTGATAGACTATCCCATCTTTTTACATCTAACCCCTTTATTTTTCTACGCAATCCTTCTTCATTAAAATAACTTGGAGCGGCTATAAGTTTTGCTGCTTGAAAAGCTCCTTCTACAGTATTAAAAATAAAATTACCATATTTAGACTGCCCATCTATAAGCTCACTAGCAAAAGGTCTTTTTGCAAAATTACTTAACTCAGCATTTTCATTTGTTCCTGCATATATATTTATTACCTCACTAGTTTGTTGTGTTGGAGCTACTTGTATAACTAATCCCTCTATTGCTTCATCTAAAGTTAATTTTGTATTTGTCTTACCAGCATTTATTGCTGCTTCAACCAATTGCTTTTTTAAAGCTGGTGATCCAATTAACAAACCACTATTAAAAAACTGAAATGCTCTACCACCCGGTGTATTATAACCTTCTATAAGTTCTTTTGTCTTAGTTTTTTCATTGCTTTCTCTAACAATCCTTTGAAACTCAGATCTTATTTGATCAATGTAAATATCTACAACCTCTTCAGTTATTTTAGATTCTTTACCATTAAAATCAACTGTCTTAATAACAGGTAGATTTATCATATCTCCTGTATTAGATGCTTCCATAACTCTAATTAAAACTGGAGCTAATGCTGTTAATACCTCATTACCATTTTTATCTAATGAATCAACAGAAGTAACCTTGTAACTTCTATTATTTAATAAAGCTGTATAATTATTAATTAGATTAAGAGTAAACTCTTGTGGTGTATAATCACCATAAGATGAACTATCTTTAGTCTTACCTAAACTTTCATCTTGTTCTTGATTTGCTTTTATTAAATCAGAAATTTTAGTACCTGCAATTCTTAATACTTTTAGTTTGCGTTCTTTTGATAAATTTTTAAAAGCGCTGCTGTTTAACAAAAAGTTATTAGCCAAATAAGGATCAGAAGTAATAAGAGCTTCTAACTTACTTGGATCATTAAGTTCAGCAACTTTTCTCAAGTGATATGTAGGCATCTGATGTGCATATACTAAATCGCCATTTGGGTTTTTAAATACAGTTGCACCAACAGTCTCATCAAAAGAGCTATTACCAATAGCCATTGCTTTTAACCTACTATCCATACCTTCATCACCTCTCTCAAATATATCACTATCAGCTTTAGTTAAAAGATTAAGCATGTCTATTGAATTAACCTTATAAGCCTTACCATCAAGATCTTCAGTCAATGGGTTGGCATCCTTATCAAAATTTAATAATGCTTTTTGTTTAACAGTTAACTTAGATCTGTTATAGACCATATTAAATTGTAAATATAAAGGGCTCAATTTTATACCAACTAAATCAAATAACTCTTGAGAATATCTTTGTGCATCTTCTTTGAGCTTTTTGTTTGTAATAGATTTATTAGTTATTCTTATATCATCTGATATATCTTTTAATAATATATTCAATCTTCTTTTTCTATCTCTATTAGATACAAGTTGTTTTCTTTTGTATATATATGCTTGTTTCCAATTATCCAACTGAGAATTTCTATCATCTCTTTCAGCTGCAGAGTATATAATAACATTACCCTTATCATCACGCTCATTAAATAAATAATCTACTCTAAAGTTTTCAAAACCTTTTAATATAGATTGAAATAATAATGGATTAGCTATTTGTTTTGGAAGAGTTTTTTCTGAAAGCAACTGCTCTTCAGTTATACCAACATCCTTTAATATTCTTCTTACAACAGCACCTGCATGAGCATTATCCTGACCAAAGAAATACATGCTTTGTAATATAGCTTTTGGATCTGATTTACTCTTGACTGCTTTTAATAATCCATTGTATGCATTAATAAAATCAACAGCTATAATTAATGGTTCTCCATCTGTAAGTTCAACATTCCCAAAGTAATCCGTTTCTTCTAATGTTGTTGTAGCAATATACTGTCTTATAGAAGAACTTAAAGATCTAAATCCTCCTATCATAGAAGCATCTTTGTCATACTCTGTTGTTTTTCTTAACTCTTTTGAGTCTTCAAATTCTGCTGCGTCAAGATTTTCTCCAGATACATTATCACTAATACTAGTTAAAAACTTAACAACTTGATCCTTTATTTCCTGTGAGTAATTATCAAAAGCGTTTTCAATTTGTCTAAGCTTATCTAACTGCATTTCACTTCTTTCTGCATTTATAGGATTTTCTGGACTATATAACCATGCAAAATCATCTATTAACTCATCTAAAACTTTTCCGGGATTATATGCTTCTTTAAGCTCAGAAGTTCTAGATAAATACATAGCACTTATGTTTCGTAACATAGGATCTGCTATATCACTGTCTAAATAAATATACCCAACCTTATTATCTACTTGCTCTGATGCATAAGGTATAATAGCATTTGCTTCTAATATATACCCGTTTTCCGGGTAAATAGTAAATTGATTTCTTTGAATTTCAGCATTTCTAAATTTACCAGAATCAATATTTTGAAATAATGTTTGAAGTTCATTCTGTGATTTAACACTAAATATAGATTTAATCCAGTCCAATATTCTAGTAAATAAAGACTTAACTGAAGAATCTGTTTTAGTATTAGTTGGATCTGTCTTAAATTTTTCAAACTCATCAGCTAAATACTCTTCATAATATTCTCTTATTAATTCTGATTCTGACATATTAGTATATGTATTAGCAGAATTTCTAAATTTCTTTAGTTCAGCTTCAAAACTTTTACCCTCAGATCTAAGTTTTGCTCTCACCTCTTTTCTAGCAATATTTATATACTGATTAATTTCTACATCAGTTAATAACATTCTAAACACACCATGAAAAGCTTCATGATATTTATAAGGACTAGTAGCTGATGTATATATTGTACCTTGTAGGTTTAGTCCAGATGCTAGTTGATCTAGTGCTAAAACAAAAGCACCAACACGTACACCACCAGCTTTCATGTTGTTACCAAGAGTATTTATATCAGCTATATTGATATAACTTGGTAGATTTTCTTCTGCCCATTTAGTAAATACATTGATATCTGTTTCATCAGATTGAGATAACTGCTCTGGTGAAAGTATCTTGTTAGCACCTTTTTGTTCAATATCTTTAACTTGTTTTAAAAGTTTTTGATATTCTTCATTTTCTCTAAGAACTTTACGTCTATTTTTTGGAGATATATCTTTTACTAATTCAGATTTTAGTGCTTCAAGTTTTTGTTTTAGACTTTCAAGCTCACTGATATCACCTTCTAAATAATCAATACCTCTTTGAAACCAAGCTTTCAATTTTCCATCTAAACCAGGTATTGCGGCTTTAGCTTCCTGTAACGTTACCCCATTAGCACTAAAAGCTTCTGCTATTTCAAAGCCTGAAGCATTTATATTAAAAAATAATTGTCCTCCAACATAGATAGATATTATTTGTTTTACACCAGCACTTCTTCCATCCGTGCTAGATTTAATAGGCTGGTCTGAGCTATCCTGATTAAGATTTTCTTTTTCTCTTTTGATTGCTTCCATTGAATCAATCATATCAGACCTATAAGAATAGACTTCTTTCTCTCTTTCAGTTAATGCTGCTGGTACAGGTTGTGTGAGTTTATCTACTATTACTTCTAATTGTTTTCTTGATATATCTTCAAAACCATTATTTTCTAAATCTTTAAACTCTTCTTCACTATAAGACTCTAAAGACAAAACATCTTGTATTTCTTCTTGCTCTTGTAGTAAAGGATCAGTTTGACTTTCAGAAGCTACTGTTGTCATTTCTAAATCAACCATTGCTTGTATAACATCCGAAGAAGAAAATACTTGGGCTTGAAAAGTATCTATGACTTGTCCTACTACATTAGTAGTTGTTTTATTAATTATATCATTAACAGTTGCTGCATCAGGAAAACTTGTTCTAAAATTTTTATTTGTTAGTTTTACTTCGGTTGCTTTAATATCTTCATCACTATTAAATTTGGTAACCAACTCTTGCATTAGTGTTACAGCTTGAGAAGGATCATCTTGAAGTTTAAGCAAGTCTATATCTTTAACTTCAACGCTAATTGTTTTACCCACTTGCTTACCTAGATTTTTATCATAAAGCTGCATTTGTATCTTTCCCCATGGATCTACTTGTAATGATATTTTATAACCCGGTATAGTAGAAATAAACAATCCTTCACTTAGATTATCATTATATTTATAGTTGTATGATAAACTTTTTTCTTTGCCCTTCTTGTCTAAATTTTCTTTTTTTGTTAACTCTGCACGCTCAATAAGTTTTACAGCTAACTCAGCACGCATTTCTGCTGTCATAGTACCTGCTTTCAAAGGAACTAATCTATATGCTCCATTAGGTAACAAAACTGCAGCCATATATCTATCTCTAGCTGCTTCTAATATTCCATTTTGTCCAGACGCTTCAAGACCAGCCTCAACCTTAGCTTCTAGTTCTCTAGCTTCTTTACCTTCCAAATTAGTAATAGTGCTCTCTGTTACCTTACCACCTTTTAGTTTTTTAAGATCATATATTAAATAGTTGCCATTTTCATCAGCATGTTGATATTTTAATGAAGACAAAGATCTAACTGAACTATTATCATAAACAACATTACCTCCAGAAACTAAAAGTGAAAAGTTAAAATCTAATTTATCTACAGGCACAAAAGCTATTGCACCTTCAGATTTAGCAAGTGCATTTGTTGCTTCAATAGTAATTAACTTATTAAGAGCAAAATTACTTCTTGCTAAATTTAATATTTCTTGTTTTGTTAAACTATCTCTAAGTGCTTTGCTAACAAACAATGTACTATTAGCAAGATCAGGAGTTATTGTGCTAAGATTTTCTACAGGATTTCCTTCTGCATCTATCATTTCAAATACATCATTTGGTATATAAGCAAAAATACCATTTGGATTATCTGAAAGTTTTATACCATTCTTAAGCAATGCATCATTTATTCTTTTCTGTGTTTCTTGACTTCCTGCTGCTAAACCTATTCTATATGCAGATGTTTTTACTTTAACATATTTATTTGGGTTTTTACCTTCCATAGTAAACTGACCCTGATCTACACCACCTTTCGGATCTGCTTCTATAACTAAATTTAAATTTTTTAAATCTGTTTCATCTAAGATTTGTAATATCAAATCTAATCTTTTAGAAGCCTCAGTATAATTTCTTTGACCATCAACAGTATTAGCATGAGGATATATTTGATTTATTTTTTGAATATTTACTCTTGCATTAGTAGGATCAAAATCATATTTGATTTCTTGTTTAGTAAATCTTCCGGCAAACTCTCCCCTATTTATAACTGTTATCTTATTACTTCCATCATTAATTCTTAAACGCAACTTACCACCTGAAATAGATCTAGGTGTACTTATTACAACATACTCCTTACCATTTCTATAAACAAGCATTCCTTGATTTAATTCTTCATTATCAAATTTAAAAGGTGCATTATCGGGTGCTTGTTTTTCTAAAGCTTCTTGTGCTTGTACAGCTTCTTTTGATGTGGGATATGTACCTTCATATTTGCTATCTATCAAACCAAGCAAGTCTGCTGATAAATCATTACCCTTTGGATCTACTAGTTTAAAAAATGCAACAGGTTTTCCATTTTCATCTATAGTTGTAACTTTAATAACGTTAACACGTGCACCTTCTTTATATATATCAACATTATTTTTTCCTTTAGTTATATCTTCTTTAGTTGTTTGTTTCTGTGTAGGTGCAATTATTTCATCCAAAGAAACATTAGCTGATTGTAAAATTTCACTTACTAAATCATTTTCTCTTACTTCTCTAGACTTTAACCATGCATCAAAACCTAGTTCATTTAGTAATTGATCTTCTGTTACATTTACGTAAGCTGCATTACCTTGTGCATCTAAAACTGGTAGTTTACCAGATGCCCATAATTTTTTTAAAGCATTAAATGTGTTTTGCCATATTGCACCCTCAGCATTTCTCCACTCTTCAAAGGTCAATACGTTTTCTCCTAAAACTGTTTGTGTAGCAGAATACTTAGAATACTGTCTTTTTAAAAGCTCATTTAGCATTCTTGTATTATTTGTTTCAGGTAATATAACATCTATAGATGCATCATCTAAAACTTGATCTTGTGCTGTTTTTGCCTGTGTAATATCCTCCTTTTGATTTTCTTCTTTAGGAGATTGTTCTGACTCTTCAGTTTTTTCTTGATTGTTCCTATAGACATCAAGTAATCTTTGTATTTCATCATACTTAACTTTATCAACCTTTTTATCAATTTGACCTTGTTCGTTGTAAAAAGTCATTGCATTTAAATATCTTACATCTCCAGTTTGTAAAAAACCTTTTACATTTTCTGGATCACCAACATAACCTCTTTTAAAAAGTTGATTCATTAGCTCATTGGCCTCTGCAACATTTAAATATTTTTTTATTTGTTTTTCAAAATTAGAAGATAAACTTCTATATATATTTTTATTAACTTCTATTTGTCTATTAACAATCTCATTAAATCTTTCTGGATTAGCTAAGTACTCAATTGCTTTATCATATACTCTTGCTCTACCTTTAAGTGCACCATAATCTATCATTTTTTTTAGTGCTTCTTTTATTTTAGACTTATCAGCAAATGTATTTTTGCTATTTGCTAAATACTTTATGTACTTTTCAAACACAGGTAAAAGTTTGCTACCCAGTTTTCTTTTATCAAAAGTACCATCATTGTTAAGTAGATTTTTATCAGATAAAACTTTTTGAATCTCTTTTAGTCTTTCTAATTTACCTTCTAATCTTTTTTTATCTTTCTTACCTTGTTCTGTTGAATCATCTAAAACTAATATATCTTTTGATAGTAAAAATAATTCATTACTTATAGAATCAGGATCTAATAATACAGTCACATCACTAGCAGCCATACCATCAAACAAAGGATCATTAGCTAATTCAGTATATATACTATTAGCTCTTTCTAGAGCACGTTGAAATCCATTTTCAGTAAACATATACAAGTAATTAGCATGCTCCCATGCTTGACTTTTTAAAACTTCTTGTATATACTGTCTTTTTTCTGTCTCTTTATTAAACTGGCTTGGATCAAAAGGATTTTTATTATCATCTTTTCTTCTAATGTAATCAGCTTCTGCCTTATCTATTTGTGTAATAAATTTTTCTAATCTTGATCTTATCTTTCCACTCTTTACATCAGCTTTACTAGATGGAAACGCCTGTGCTAATTCTGCATCAGTCATTTTTAAATAATCTCTCAATTGATTTTTAAACAGTTCTGATGTGCCAGTTCTAAAAATAGTATACATCTGATGAAACTTAGCTCCATCTTTTTCATCTTGAAATCCAAATCTATCTTGATTAAATACATTCTTTTTCATTTCAGCAGCAGCCTGTTTTTGAAAAAAGAAATTTAATTTTTGAGGATCAAACACTGATCCTGGATCATCAGCCTGTGCGTTCCATGCTTCATTATGCACAGTGACTAAATCTTTAACATACTTATCTTTAATTTCTTGATACTCTTTATAAGCTTTAGGATCACTTATTCTTTGATATAAAGCAGGTATACCTTGAAAAAATAATTTCTGTGGTCCTTGTACAATACCACCCATTAAAAAACCAGATAAAAAAGTTTCTGCTCCTTGACCACTAAACTGGCTAGACATTCCAGAAGCAATATATTGATTTCTTAATGCTACACCACCTGCCAACGGATCATCTAATAGGGCAGTATAGTAACCTTTAGTTCCTGCTGAAACAGCTTCTTGTGCAACTTCTTGTATACCTTCTGCAATGTTTGCAGCAAAATATCTAGCACTAGCTGCTAATGCCCTGCCGGTATTACCCTTTACTCCACCCGCTCTGACTTTTGTCCACCAGCCTCCTAGACCTGTACCAGCATCTTTAAAAACATTTTTTACTTTTCCCGTTGCTGCATCTTTTACTCCTTTACCTTTAAAAAGTCTACCATTCAATCCTTTTTCAAAAGTTTCTCCAAAAACTCTACCCAGGCTTCTATTGAATCCGCCCATGGCATTTCCTAAAACAAACCAGTTACTGGCATATATAATAGGTGCATTTGCCATAGTTGTATAAAACGCACCCTCTGATGCTTTTGATTGTATACTAGCAAATTCTTCAGGAGTTACAGTTACACCACTTTTGGCTTGTGCCATATTCACACCTTCTCTTATAAGCTCATTGTAAACCATACCACCTTCTAGTTTACTTTCAGCTAAAGCTAAATTGACAGCTCTAAAATCTCTATAAAAGCCACCAAAACCAGCTTTCATTTTTGCTAAGTTAACAGCATTTTGAGTTGCATTTTTTGTACTCTTAAAATTCTTTAAAGCATACATTGTATTAGGTGTAAAGGCTTGACCTAAAACTTTTCTTGTACCTTGTGTTGCAGCCCAAAAATCTCTAGCAGTATCTATCTCACTTAATGTTTTCATTGCATTACGTGTAGCATCTGCCATTTTTTTCATATCAAATAAACCACTAATAGCATCACCTGCACGTTTGACGTTTGCAACTGATCTACTTGCTAATAATGCATCAGATGCTGGATTAAGAAAACCTTGTGCTGCTGCAGCACCTGCTAATATTAATTCTTCTACTGCAATAGATCCAATAATACCAAATGTATATGCACTATTTAATAAAAGATTATTTGTAAAACCTAATGCACCACCTCTACTAGAATTACCAATGGCCATTGCATCTTCAAATTCAAAAGCTGATTCTAAATCTGGTTGTGATAAATAACTTCCGTCACCAAACATATCACCATAAGATCTATATACACTATTAAAACCTGATCCAGCAAGACTTGCAAATTGACCACTCATTCTACTCATATCATCCCATATTGTAGAATTAGCATTATAGAACTCTTCCATATTTGCATATGGTGTAAAACCTAAATCAGCAAATTCTGGATGTTCATAGTATCTTAAGAAATTGCTTTGTCTAATACTTGCATATCTGGGTGCAACACGTTGACCACCGGGACCGTCTTTTTTAGCAGTTAATATATTTTTAACTTCTTGATAAGCAGCTTGTGAGGGATTTTGTTGAGCAACTGGATTATATTTACCTGTTGCTAAAGATGGACTAACCGTACCTAAACTTGCCATTGCAGGTATACCATATTTATCTATGTCTGCTTTATACCTATCTACTTGAGCTATAGCACCAGGATCTGTTGCAATAACGTTTGCCAGATCTGTTTCTGGTGTTTCAAACATTTCCTCTATAGGTATAAAATTAAATTCTCCTGGTGGAATAACACTAGAAGTTCTTTGATTATTAGCTATGGTGTTTGCTAAAGGTTTGTTAGACTGATCCTCCATTTATATTTTATTTTATTCCGTACTGTTCTTGATCTCTTTTGTGAGCCAATCTATTTTCTTCTCTTCTTGACTTAGCCCAATCATAAAAATTAAATACTTGTTCATCAAGCTTTCTTATACCATAGGACATATCAATAGGTTGAGTTTGAGTTTCTGTTATATAACTACCACCACTTTCTGTAGTAGGATTGTATGGGACATAAGTCTGTAAAGTATAATTTAATCTATAATCTAATGATCCATCTTTAACTACTCTAAAATCTACAGTATTACCAATGCCATCTGGTAATGAATATTCTGCATAACCTTTACCATTTTGAAGAATTGCACTATTTATTTTAGAAACATAAAAATTCTCATTTGAATTTGGATTTATATCATCTTTTTGATCATAAATTATAGTAATTCCTGATTCTCCATTTTGACCCGCATCACTTAATAATTTAATATCATCTGTTGTTAATGCTCCATATTGGTCGCTAACATCACTACCACCTACAACTTTAGAAGCTAACCACTCTGGGCTATATAACCATTGAGCTGCTGCTGTAGTTTTTCTACCATCTTCTGACCTGCCATAAACAGGATTATAAGTATATGTTGCTATTGGAGCAGTCTTGTCAGCATTAGATCTTTTTGGATTATTGTACCAACTTTGTAAATCTTCCATATATAAATTATGCACTTTTTGTGCAACAGCTTGTTGAGATAATAATTCATCAGAATCTAATCCGTCTATATCACCTGCTACAATACCATAACCTTTACCTGTAGTATTTAAATGATCCATTTGATCCAAAAAGTTACCAACTTCTGTTTCAGCTTCAATATTAGGAGTTAATGGATTAACAGAATATTTATAACTTGGATTCATCATTAAATCTCCAACATTATAATCACCACCTTCTAACACAGTATTTAAAGATGCTGTTGGTATGTTTCCTTTTTTACCTGTTAAAGCATTATTTAATGCATTGTACTGCATGTCATAATAAGCATTTAGATCATTGTTAACAGCCGCCATTTGTACTTCATTAACACCACCTATCAAACTCCTATACTTTTTTCTTACTTCTTGAGCATAAGCATTATTACGATCATAACCATATAAATCATCCATTTCACTTCTGCTATAAGTACGGAATGCTTTATAATCTTTGTTGTTAGTGCCACTATCCCAGCCAGATATATTTGGGTTTGTTATCTCACCTTTCTCAATGCCAGCTACAACTAGTTTTCTATATTCATCTTTATTTAACAATACACCATTCTCATCAAAAATTGATGGCCATCCTGCCTTTTGTAAATCTGATGCATCTTTGCTGTATCCACCAGCATAACCACTATTTATATCATGTAATGCTTTATAAGTAAGTTCTCCAGCATTAAAAGTTAATTCATTTACTTTACCATAAGCAGCTTGTAAACCAGCAATTTGAGTATTAATGCTATTGTTAGGTCCCGCTATTCTATCATAAAGATCATCATATTGACCACGTATATTAGGATCAGCAGTTGCATTAGGGTTAATATTTTTTGTTACTTCTGGGTTGTTTAAAAATAATTCACTTTCTTTTTCATACAAAGAAGCTACAAGACCTCTATTAACATATTCGGTAGGTCCACCTTCATCTCCTTCAGTTTTTACTGTTTCTAATAACTTTTTCTTTATTGATTCTACAGTCCCTTCTATTATAGCACCTTCGTACTCAAACTTGTAAGTCTGATTTCTTGCTGGTGTATTACCATCAGGATATAAAGTTTTTTTCATATCTAGGATTGCATCTACTTGACGCTCAAAAACTTTATTATCAAGTTCAATAAACCTTTCGCTATTCATAGCTGGTACATCTACATTACTAGTAACATCTCCATCTTTATCAGTTTTTGCTGTAAATGTATTAGGGTCATTAAAAGTTATACCTCTTCTTTTTAATTTATTTTGTAATGAATTTGGATTACCAGAATTATCAACTATTTCTCCTTTCTCAATTGCTAAGTCTCTAGCATTTTTATTTTTAAGTCTTTGTAAAGCCATGTTATTACTAGCTCTAGTTCTTTCCATTACTAAATCCCACTTTTTCTTCTTTTCAAATAAAGCAATCTCATTAACACGCATTGTGTATTCTTGGTCTCTGGCTCCATAATTTACAGCAGCTGCTTTCATATCTCTAGCAATATTGTAATTCATAAGCATATTGTATGCTTTATTTAAATTACCCTGTATACTTTTTTTAGGAGCTGCACCTATACGTTTAATATTTAATTTAGCATCTAATGCTTTCTGTGTTGCTTCTGCAATGCTTTCGTGCTCTTTCATTGCTTCATCCATATCAGAACCAGGTATAATACCATTTTTATTTTTATAGTCTTGCCAATATAAATTTACTCTTTGAGCTTGATCATTCTTTTGTGATGCTTCTTCTATTTCTGAATCATTAAGTTTATTTATAATATTTATCTGTTCAGTTGCCCAAGCATTTTGACCTTGTTCTACAGAAGAAAATTGTCCTGCTTGCATACCTTGAGCAGCAAAATCTCTACTTTTTACAAATGCATCTTCTTGATATGCAGCTTGTACTTTAGGATTAGTTAGTAATGCATTTTGTACAGCTTGTAGTGCTTGACCAGTTACCAATCTTCCATTTTTTTCAGTAATAATCCAATCAGTGTTTGCTGTACCATCAGCATTTTCTCCATAATGATCTATCTTAACACTCAAAGGTGGTTCCATAGATTCTAAATAATCTGTAGCTAATTGATATAAATCAGCATCTTCTATGTATTTAGGCAAACTAGCTTGGAGTGCTTGATCTGCAGATCCATTAATAAAATCATCCATTCTATATTGTAAACCTCTTCTACCAGTTTCCCAATATCTTTCATTCATTTCTTTATTTGAACTCTCAGCTAACCTATCCGCATAAGCCATTTCATCTCTATATTGAGATGTAAAAACAATATCTTTTACAGTTAAATCATCATCATAAAATGGTGCAAAAACACTACGTGCTGCATCAGCATTTTGTGCCAAAGATAAATCCATTCCAGATATTTTTTCTATCTGAGGACTTATTAAGTCTGCGTATTGATCTCTTCTTTCTTTTGTGTCTTCTCTTGATAAATCTGCATAAACAACTTTATTATATAGATCATTAGTTGCTTTAAAGTTAGCATCATACTTATCTGTTCTTGTTTGCAAAACAGCAGACAAAAATTTATAATCCGGTGTAAATGGTTTAATATCCGGTAAGAAAGATTCTGATCCTTTAATATATGTTGCCATAATTCAAAATTAATATAATTTAATAAGTTTACAAAGCATTGAGCATAAACTGTTTAAGTTTATACACCCATCTTACCTACTGTAAAATTGGGAAATGCATTTGGTAAATCTTTTATTTCTGTTCCTTTTTTTCCAAGCGGTACATTACTACCCGTGTAACCTGTCAAACCCCTTTGTTGTAATACAGCTTTTCCTTGTGTACTAGGTGTATAACCACCACTATTTCCTAATTGCATGTACATATTCAATAACTCAGGTGTTATTTTTTGATCTGCTGGTAAATTTTTTCTAAGCTTAGTATATGCATCTAAGAAAGCTTCTTGTTTATTTTGTGAAGTATCCTTATATGGTTTTCTTCCAATATCAGTAAATATAACATCTCCACCCCAATCTGGACGAATGTTAAACTCATCATACATAGTATTCATATTATATGTATTAGATGCATTTGTTATTGCTGTATTCCATAACTCATTTGCCTTAGCAATTTTTGCATTATCAAAATTTTGTTTTTGTTGTAATGATGCTTGTGTATCATCATAAAGCTGTCTTTCTATACCTACATTACCTGCATCAATTCTATTATCCATAGAAGCTTGAGCTGCAGCAACACGGTTCATTGTATTAACATTATTAGTGTTTGTTGTTTGTATAGCTTTACCTATTTCATTTAGTGACTTACCTTGAATATTACTTCTTGCAATAGCCTGTGGACCATATGCCCCTAAAGCTCCAGACATAACATTCTGTGCTCCCATTATTGCATTTACTCTTCCTGTATAATCATCTAAAACATAATCAATTTTTTGTTCTTCTAACTTAGGTGACCAAGGTAAAAATAACTCATCTTTCATTAAACCAAGAGCAGTCATATTATTCATATCCTGTGCCCAATACCTTTTAACTGGTCCTTCTGCTTCTTCTATATCAGTTATTTCAATTTTTTCTTTCTTTTTTGGTAAATCAAAAAATCTTTCATCTTCTGTTTGTACATCTACGTCAAACCTTGGTGTATTATAGGTATTTAAACCAGGAATACCATCAGGACCATCTCCTGTTCTGTATCCTTCATCACCTGGATTTTTGTAATATGGTACATATGGAATACCTAATCTTTTAGCATCTGCTTTTCTTAATTCTTCAGATTTTATTTGAAATTGTTTCCATTGTCCTAACCACTCAGGATCAAAAAGACTTTTGTCTTTTGTTCTTAAATACTTTGCTTTATCTTCTTCATTTTTAAATGCTGGTCTTCTATAATCCCAACCTTCTATATCATCTAAAACATCACTCCACATTCTTTCAAATGCTTGTTGTGATTCTTGTGATTCAATTTCTTTAGTACCAAATGCAAAATCACCACCAGCAAAACCTTGTGTCTCAGGTCTTACACCAGCTAATCTACCATATCTTTCATTTGCTATAGAAGAATTTCTTAATACATCTCCTTGTGAACTTACATTGTCATCATATACATTTATATCACCTCCACTACCTGTTGTTTCATATTGAGCTATTTCTCTGTCACCCTGCGCATCAAATCTAGACTTTCTTGGTCTGTATGCTCTAAGTCTTCCTTTTTCAGGTCCATCTCTTACAATAGAAAATGTATAACCTTCTTTTTTAAGATTTTCAATTTCTATATAGTTTTCAGATCCTATTGGGAAAGGATTAAATTCTGAATTAGTATTTGTAGTTTCTTCTTCTGTTTCTACAACTTCAGTATTTCCTGAACCAACAATATCAATAGCTTCAGTATCAGTAACGGTTTCTTCAGCAGGTACTCTATTTATTATATTAAAGTCTTCATCAAATGCAACTGTTTCAACATGTACATAATTACCATCTTTAAATATATAACCCTTACCAAAATCTTCACTGCCCGGTATAGCATTTACATAATACATACCTTCAGTTGCTTCAGCCTTTCTAGGTATACCATAGTCTCCATCCTCCATTCTATTATATACAATTTCAGTACCTCTTTGAGCTTTATCCAAAAACTCTCTCATTTCATAACCATATTCAGCCATGCTTAACATATCGTTATCTGCATTAGCCATTTGCATTTGGTTTGCAAATTGTGAAGGATCAGGAGCCTGTGCTGCATCAACTTGATTTTGTTGTTGTTGCAACATTTGTTGAACTAAAAATAATTGTTCTTGTTGACCTGGAGATAATTGAGCAATAGCATTTTGTCTTGCTTGTTGCTGTGTTATATCTTCTACTTGAGCTGTAAACTGTAATGGATCAATATTTTCAGATAATAAAAATGGATGTGCTGCTAATGGTACACCATCTTCAAAATTCTTTTTTGCTTCTTGCATGTAAGCTAATTTTGAAAGGTCTTCCATGTTCTTTTTTAACATAAGTTCTGCACTAACAGCTGATATTTCATCAGCATATTGTGAGTCTAATTCAGCATAATAATTATTCAAACCAAAATTCTTAGAAATTTTAGCGGGTGTTTTCTTAGAACCACCCATTCCAAATTCTGACATCTCATCTTTTGTAAATTTTAATTTAGGTGTATCTGAAAAAATAAAAGATTGTTCTGGTAAAAACATTGGCACACCACCTTGTGAATGTCTTGGACCAGTAATATTATATAAACCAAAATTACCATCATCATTTAAATCAGTAAGCACTGTCTCACCACCTTCTGCTTCAATGTTTGCATCTTCACGTGGTACTCCAGATAAACTATATCTTGTAGATTGGTCATCTGTATTATTAAACATTGTTTGCCCATAATACTCTTGAGGTGTTGTAACTAAACCATAATCAGCTTGATCACCTGTAGAATAAATGTCTCCACCATTTCGCATGACTTTTTCTTCTACAACTTTACCATCAACAAGTTTAAATCCTTTTGGTAATTTATTTATTTTAATTTTTGCCATAATTATAACATTTCTATATCAGCTCCTGCTGCAATTAATTTAGCTAACATTGTAGCATCAACATTTATTGTTTCACCACCGCTTTTTTGAAAAGTAGGTGGTTGCATAACTTTTAAATTATCAACACCCATAGGTAAAGTTGAAAGCTGTGCTATAGGTCTAGTTTTTAAAGGTATATCAGCCATATTTCTACGGTCTAATTCTCTTTGTAAATCTCTTAGTTGAGTGCGTAATTCAGGTGCTTGACCCACATATCTTGTTACTCTTAATCCTGATTCAGGATCACTAGTATCTTGATAACCTTTAATATCACTCAATGATCTATAACTTACTCCACCTCTAACTCTACCACCACTATTTTCCATCATTATAGGAGAACCGCTTTCATCATAATCTCCAGTAAATATCATTGTATGTGCAGAACCAGATCCACCTGAAGTACTATAATTAGATACAACTCTATCACCTGGTAATAAATCAGTAAAACCAGGTTCCATTAATTGCATTCCTAAACCTCCTTCATTGCGTTCAATCATACTATTAAGTTGGCTATTTCCTGATATAATTGGAAAAGGTTTGCCTTCTGCAGTTGTTGCACCTGCTTGTCTTAATATTCCGCAACCATAGCTTGTACAACCATAACCTGCATTAGTCCCACTTTGTAACCACTTTCTAGTTGCTGCTGGAATACTATCTAATCCTACAACACGCTGTCCATAATCACCTTCAATAGTATTAAATAAAGCAGGATCAATGGAAGAATCAGCACCTAATATCTCTGCTAGTTGCGCTTTTCTTAGTTCCTCATCATCCACTTCTTTAGATGTTAAAAAGCCTCTATATAACTTGTCAATATTACTTTGGAAATTTTGAATCCTTGAGTCCTCTTTTTCTACTTGACTTCTAAGATCCATTATTTGACTCATTAATTCATCTTTTGTCATCTCACCATTTCCATCTTGATATTGATTCAAATCATCTGTAAAAGATCTTAGATCACCAAAAGGATTGTTATATATTTCTTCTCCACCATTTTGTCTTTTCATTATCTTATCTTGAACATAATCTGGCAAAGCTTGAAAACCTGCATTACTAGGTTCACCACCTTTCTTGGTTAAATATAAACCTGTAGTTGCATCTCCCTCAGAACCATAAATACCTGAATTTATATCTGGTCCTTTTCCTCTTTTAAATAAAGCATCAGTAACAACTGGAGCTACAAAATCTGCACCTCTAGTATTATAAAAATCTACTTGTGCTTCATCAACAGCTTGATCAGCATAAATGTCATTTACATTACTAAAAATTTTAACTGTACTATCTGCAAGTTGATCAGCCAGTCTAACAGCTGTGCTATTACCAAATCTTTCTGCTTTTTCAAAGAATCCTTCATTGGTATCTATATCCATAGTACCAGGTTCTATTTTTTCAAATAATTCATCTGCAGTTAATTGTGCATCTCTTTCTTGATTTTCACGTTGTTTATTTTGTTCTTCTTGCAAAGGTGTATCACCTAAACCAGGAAACTTTTTTGCTAACTGTGCATCTGCCACAGCCCTTGTGTCTTCCATATAATTAGTTTGACCAGGATCTACAGTTAAATCAAACATCCAATTTGGTAAACCATATGGGTTATCTTCTGTCATAACATCAAAATCACCAAATTCACCATTACCAAGTTGAGCATCAGGAACTATACCCGGTGTTCTTGTGCTAGTACCCTTAGTACCTTGTATCATATCTATGATAGCATTATATGTTTCTTGACCACCTTGTTTTACATTTTGTCCTGCATTTTTAAACCAATCTGTAAATGAGTTTAATGCTTTATCTACTTTTCTTTCACTAGTTTTAATATTTGGTAAATTAGCAATTGCATCTTCTACATTAGGATTCTCTAAAGCATATTGTTTCATGTAAGCTTTTATAGCTTCTATATTTTCTGGTGAATCATCTGCTTTATATTCAAATGTTGCATTTTCATATTTATCTTTTTGATTTTGTAAATAGTTAGCTTCTGCTCCTCCATAACCTATTATACCAGGACTATCTTCTGTTCCAATAACACCCATATATAAATCAGTAATATCATTTACAAGTCTACCCGGCTGAAAACTTTTACCTGAACTAAATATTAAAGGGTTTACATAAAATGGATTTGTAACTACTCCATTAGCAGCAGGAGATTCATTACTTCTACCATCATATATCACATTGCCGTCCTTACCTGTAATATAAATATTATCTTTTTTAGCATATTTTTGAATAGCATCATTTAATTCTTTACCTGTATATGCTTTATCCATAGATGCTTTTATTGCAGCATCTCTTCTTGCTAAATAAGCTTCTTCACCTTTTGGTCCACCATATTTGTATTGAGGCCCATCAGTTTGTGTAGGCATCATAAAACTATTTTGATATCTTAACTTGTATAAATCTAAAGCTGTTGGTGTATCAGCTGATATTTTATAATGACCAGGAAAAGATTCAACATACATTTCTTTTGTAGATTGATCCATTCTATCAAACTCCTCTTGGCTAGGTTTATATCCTTCAGCCATAAAACTATTTTGATAATTTTGTTTATACTGGGTTAGATCATCACCTTCTACGGTTCTTAGAAAATTTGCTAACTCAGACATTTCAAAACCCATCTGAGCTTTACCACCTTGCATTTCATCTTTATGCAAGTATCCCATCTTAGCCATTCTTTCATGATCAGCTGGTACTTTAGCTTCATAAGCTTTACCAGTCTTTGGATCATACATTAAATGTGGTTTAAACTCCCCACCTTTTTTTAGACCATTGCTTTTAGGCAAATCTTCTTTACGTATTAAATCTCTTTTTATATATAGGCCTTCTTCCCTATCATCTTTACCATTTTGATTTACATCTCTAAACTCCGCTGTTTGTAATGGATTTAGTGCATATCCTTCAGGAATACCACCCATTACTTCTGTGCCCCAGAATAGAGGTGAATTTTCTGGAGTCATAGATGATGCCCTTTCGTCTCTTTTCATTAAGCCACGAAGTTTAGCTTGCATTCTTTCCAAAGCAGATGGTTCAA